CTTTGAATTTAAAACGAAAACCTTTAGTGCACTTTATAAATCGTGATGATACTGAGAAATACATAGTGATTTTTACAGGTGATGATGTTCTTGTTTTTGACCTTGAAGGTAACCAAAAAACAGTTGAATTTGAAGGTTCGGCAAAGGATTACATTATTACAGGTAACCCACGTAGGAATTTAAGGTGCCAAACAATAGCTGACTACACTTTTATAGCGAACCGAATGGTTAAAACAAGAATGTCTGATGAAACAACTGGGGATAAATGGGATACTCAGGGTGCCTTAATAAATATTAAAAGTGGTCAATATGGACGGACATATAAAGTAAACATAAATGGATCTACTGTGGCTTCTTTTACTACTCCTGATGGCTCAGATAAATCCCATACAACTCAAATTGCTACAGATTATATAGTCAGCCAGTTGGCAACACAGGTAAGTGCTAAGGGTTACGGGATACAGCAAGGTTCAAGTTGGTTATACCTTTATAAAAGTAGTACGGGGAGCGTTACTAATACTATACAACATGTCACAGTAAATTCTGTTGCAGAACAGGTTGACCGTTTTCGTGGTATAAAAGCACTATATCGTGAGGTAAACGGAACTAATATCGCAGTGAGCGGTACGACTATTACAGTTTATGCACATAACCTAAAAGGGTTGGGTGTTGTTATTGGAAACAATAATCAAAACCTCAAAAATGAAATTGAGGGCTGTCGTAACCGTTGGTGGAAAGTTACGGAAAGAATTGTAGAGGATACGGAGAACTATACAGATATTGATTACATTTTAGAATGGGGAACGATTTCAGAGGAAGTAACTGTGACCTCGAATGTAAATGCAATAGAAACAGTTGATGTTTACGACGGATATAATAATCAAGCCGCTTTTGGTATTCTTAAATCAGTCCAAAAATTTTCTATGTTACCAGCTAGTGCTCCTGATGGTTTCATTGTAAAAGTTGCAGGTGAAGCAGGAAGTACAACTGATGACTACTATATCAGATATGATGATACAGAGAAAATATGGAAAGAATGTGCTAGACCCGGGATTTTAAGCGGATATGAATTAACCTCTATGCCCCATATTTTAGTTCGTAACAGTGATGGAACATTCACA